AACTAAATTTCTCCATTGCTCTCGTTACTGCTTCTCTTGCAGCTTTTTTTGTAAAAGCAAAATATCCTATTCGATCTGGTGGAGTTCCTTTTTGTAATTCTGATTCAACGATACTGAGAAGATGCGTTGTCTTCCCTGTACCAGGTGGACCAAAAACTATTTTAATCTTTTGACTTTGACTGTCTTGTAGAACCATTATATTCATCCTCCAATAATAATAAATTTAATCTAATTAATTTAAGATCATCCACTAACATTCTTTTTGTTAACTTCATGTTTCTACTATCTGCTTTAGTTACAAGTCTTGCAGCTATTGCTAAAGTTTCTTTAATTAATTTCTCCATTCATTACCTCCTTTTAATTGTATGACAAGCATTACACACTTAACACAGTCATTTTTATTTTTTCTCAATCGCCATCACCTCTAAAATTGTCTTCCCTATGTAGTAAGGTATCTGTGGTACCAAACTATTGCCTAATGATTTAAGTCGGTCCACCCTTTTGGGTACCCCATGAGCCACTCTACCCACGTCGGGTTCAACTGCCCAGTTGTTTTCTCTCTGCCACCCTCGTCGTCTATCACTATCGTTGTTAGACTCTTCTGTGTTCCCTTCTTCCCGGTATCTCTCCTCTGATATCCCAGTCTGCCTTCGTGAGCTGCCGGGGTTGGATACATTTTCCTGTGTTGATACTCTATCAGTGCGTCCAGTCTCACTCCGTATTTCATTCCCGTCTTGTCGCTCTGACGATAATACTTCCCGTTCTTCTCCTTGACTGTTCCACTCCCCCCTTTGTAATCTCTCTGACTCGGTGTTGGCCACATCTCTGCTTCCCTCACTGCCACTGTTAAGGGAGTTCCCCCTTGTTTGTATTTCTTGGTTCTGTTGCTTGCTGAATCCGTCGTTGGTGTTGGCCACATCAGATGAGGATGGGCTACTTGATCGTTGATGCTGATTGGCATTCCCTTCTCGAGTTTCATTTTCATTCTCTTCTCGGAGCTCGGCCCTCGGCCACTGTGAGCGTCTGGAGTGCGCCAATATCCAGATTCTTTCTCTTTGGTGGTTGGCACCGATGCTCGAAGCTGAAATACTAAACGGCCTAACGGAGTAGTCTTCACTCTCCAAGTCCTTGATAACGGTGTCGAGACCGAGTTTAATGTGTCCACTAACATTTTCTCCAATAACCCAAGTGGGCCTGAGTTCTTTGACAAGTCTAAAATACTCTGGCCAGAGGTGTCTCGGATCTTCTTCACCTTTTTTTCTACCTGCGA